AGCAAGTCTTATCAAATCTGTTTCTTCTATTTACAAATCAGGTGGTTTTATACCTAGAGATTTATTGAGAAGGAGAACAAAAGCATAATGGCAAGTAGATTTAGAAGACCCTTATCTCCTGCGGTAAAAGCATCTTTGAGAGCAAAAGCAAAGAAAAGAAAAAATATTACTTATGGAACTTTAGTTAAAGTTTATAGAAGAGGACAAGGTGCTTTTTTATCAGCAGGTTCAAGAAGAGTTTCAATGGCGGCTTGGTCAATGGGAAGAGTTAATTCATTTTTAAGAGGTTCAAGAAAACACGATCTTGATTTAAGAAGAAAAAAAAGTAAAAGATAATTATGGCAACAAAGAGTCAACAGAACAGAGAAGAATTAATAAGAGTTGAAGGAGAACTAAAACTCTTAAAGCAAGAATTACGAACTATAAAAAGTAATCACTTGTTTCATTTAGATCAAAGAATTTCACGAATAGAAAAAGTTATGTGGGGATGCACAGTCACAGTTCTCACTCATCTTATATTTACTGTACTCAAATAAATTTGCTTTTATATACAATTCACTTTATAAGTGAATTTATGAAGAGGATACTTGTAATTTCAGATATGCACTTGCCTTATCAGCATAAAGACGCAATTAATTTTTTAGCTGAAATAAAAAAAGAATATAAACCTTCATTTGTAGTCAACATTGGAGATTTATTAGATTTTCACGCAATTAATATGCACACACACGACCCAGATTTATATTCAGCAGGTATGGAACTTGATAAATCAAAAGAATTAATAAAACAAATAGAGTCTATATATCCAAAAATGGTTGAAGTAGATTCTAATCATTCAAGTTTAGTTTATAGACGAGCATTAAAATTTGGAATGAGCCGTCAATTTTTAAAAGATTATGGAGACTTTTTAGGCACTAAAAAATGGAAATGGGTTGATGATCTAACTCTTACTATGTCAAATGGGCAAAGATGTTTTTTTACACACGGAAGAAGTGCAGATATATTAAAGGTTTCTCAAACTATGGGAATGTCAGCAGTACAAGGTCATTATCATACTAAATTTTTAGTATCTTGGTGGGCAAATCCAGATAATCTTTTTTTTGCTATGAATGTAGGTTGTTTAATTAATCAAAAATCAATGGCATTTGCTTATGCTAAAAACTTTAAAACAAGGTTTATTTTAGGTTGTGCTATAATTTTAGATGGTATTCCTCGTCTTTTGCCAATGGTATTGAATAAAAAAGGAGATTGGATTAAACAGTTAGTATGACAGATAAGATCAATGAAAAAAAGGTCATTAAAGGCAAAATAAAGCCTTTTAAGAGGGGTACAGCACTAGATAAGCAGGTAGGAGGGGAACATTACAAAAACAAAGCAGGAACGCAATATGAGCCTATAAATCTGATTGTAGATTATAAGCTAGATTTTATTGATGGCTCAATCGTAAAATATGCGATAAGAAGAAAAAACTTTGAGTCTCAAAGAGAAAAATATGAAAAAATTAAACATTACTGCGAGTTAGCATTGGAGTTAAAATGTGGTTCACACTAGGAAAATTGGCTCTTAAAACAGGAGCAGAAATATATAAAAATAAAAAAAGAGCAAAACTTTTACAAAGTGAAGCTGAAGTAAAACACATGGAGAGAGCAGTTAATGGAGAAGTACAACTGCAAAAAGTAATCCATGAAAAACAATCAAATGATCTGAAGGATGAATTTTGTTTAATTTTATTAAGTTTGCCTTTACTGATTTTAGCATATTCTGTTTTTTTTGGAGACCCAGAATTGCAACAAAGAGTGGACTATTTTTTTACAAAGTTTGAGTCACTTCCTTATTGGTATCAAGGACTTGTAATCGGTGCATTTTCAACAATTCTAGGTATTAGAGGAGTATCAGCATTTAAAAAAAAATAATTTAATCAAAGTTCATATGTGATAAGAACATTGTATGAACATCAATGATTATATATTTGTAGATGCACAATTCTTTTTTGCTCCAGAAGCAGATAACGAGAATCATGGAAACGCAATCTCTATATCTTTTTTAGATATGTACCCTTCATTCAATCACAAAAAAGAAATATTAGATAATTTTAAATTAAATGGTTTAGTGCTTGTAGATTACCAGATCACTTATAGACCTATAAATGAAACTGATAATCTTGATTACTATAATATTACAAAGCACTAAAATATAATTGCACCTAAAACAAAACCTGCAACAAAGATAATCCATTCTCTTCTATATAGCAGTTCAAGTGCTTTCCAATCTTTAGGTGTTTTTCCAAATATAATCATTAACCCTCTGACATTGAATTAAACTCTAGATTCTGCTTTAACTCACTTTGTAAAAGCATAATCTTTGTTTTTAATTTATCCCAATTTGTTTTAGTTTTCAAATGAGTTTTTTTATACTCATTCAATTCTTTTGTTAGTTTTCTCATATCAGGATTAGTTGTTATCAATGCTTTTATTTCATCTGCTGATCTTTTTACTGCATCTGTTTTGTAAGATAGATAAAGTTCTGCATTCTTAACTTTTACTTCATCTTCAAGATCAGTCAGTTTATCGTAAGCATTAGTATAATCTTTTGAATTTTTATCTAATAAAAGATTTATCTTTTGCCTGTCAAATGTAAGTGCATCAATGTTAGAATTGGTCATTCCAATCATCCTCATCTCCCATTTCTCTAGGAAGTTTATCATCCATATCATTCATCCTTTGAGTATCTTTATAATTAATGGGTTGTGCATTTTCAGGAGATGCAGGTTGAGCCTGTCTCATAGCTGAAGGTTGATAATTAGGTGTCTTTACCTGAACAAAGTTATCAATCTTTTTAGGAACACCTTTTTTAATGCTAAAATAAAAATAGATTTTTCTTCTCTCTCCATTATCATATTTAGATGGTGTCACATCAAAATCTTCAGTAGCAATTTTAAGATTTGCACCTTGTTGTATTAATGACATGATATGAGGACTGTTTAGCCAATCTCCAAAAGCTAGAGGACTCATTTGTTTTCCTAATGTGTGGTCATACATCATCACTTTTGAATCTGACTTATAATTCCACTTTCCTTGTGATTTTTTTAGAATGACACTTAATTTATGTGTCTCGTAATCATCATTTTTTCTATACATCTCTTTTTTTCTCCTTCTTCCATTTTTTTACTTTATCATTGAATTTAGATTCAAGTTTTTCTAAAAATCTTGATGCTTTAAAACCTCTAAAATATAAATCATCAATTTTCATTTTAAATAATGACACTTCTTTTAATGGCTCTTTAGGTATATTTACAATCCCTAAAAAATGTATTTTAAAGTCAGTAGTCTCCTCAATGAATCTTCTATATGTTTCAACCTGAATAGCTTGATCTACAAAAAAATCTTTACTTGTTTTTGTATCTAATAAAGCATTTTTTCCTTTCCACTCTTTTTTAGTCACTATAAGATCAAGGCAACCTGCAACATCATATTTAGGACTATATAAAGGCAATTCACTTGCAACTATTTCAAAGCCTGATTGTTTCCACCATTTCAACCATTTGTTAGTCATTGTTTGTAATGGTTCAGATGTGGGAAGAGCAGGATTTTTACCTTTTAAATAAAGATCAATCCATTCGTGAAGATTTGTACCAACATCTCTTGCAAAAGTTTCTAATTCATCAGTTTGTTGTTCTACTCTTTTGACAAGTGCATTGATTTCATCAATAGGTCTTTTGTCTTTTATAAGAACATTTTTTAAACCCTCTAAAACCATTTTTCTTTTCCAAAACATCAAACCATTTTTATTTTGATGATTACCTATTACAGTTGTGACACTTGTTTTTGGTTCTCCATCAACAATATATCTTTTTCCAAAAGCATTAGGATTATATAAAAGATTATTGCCTAATTTGTTAGTTATTTTGATAGTCATTATTTATTTCCTCCTTATGTTTGAATGCAGAAAACATCCATTTATAACTAAATCCCAAATACCTAGATATTTTCCACAATTTTTGACTACTTACTCCGTTTGTTCCTTTTTCGTATTTTTGAACTTGTTGAAAGGTTTTTCCTATTGCTTTGGCTACACGCATTTGCGTTTTACCTCTTGATACTCTAGCAAATCTTAATCTAATACCCATCAATTTATTGAAAGCTGTTTCATCATTTGGGTTCATGTGATGTTGTTCTTTATAAATCATCATCTTTTCTCTGACAGCTTTTAAAGATATTGGTCTCCCTGCTTTTCTCACGCAATCCTCCATAATCTAAAGATTCTATTATCCCAATCTCTTTTAGTACGACAACTTCCTTTACCATGTGCATCAACAACATATTTAGCAAAGTTTGTCATATCTTTTAGGTTATCAAATTTAACTGAATCTCCTATTTCTAAAGACTTGGCTATCTTTGTTTTTTCAGGGTCTTTGTACTTACCTCTTGGCGGTATTGGTATATTCTTCTCTATTTGCATTTTTCCTCCATTGTTGCCTTGTTTCATCTACCAATTTTTCTGATGGTCTAATTAATTCATCAGATTTTTTGGGGTCATAGACCCACAAATCTTTATCATTTTTGTTTGTTCTAATTACAAAACTCCAACCTTCATTAGCAAGAAAATTAAAATTGTGTTCTTTATGAATATTTTTTATTATGTTTGAAAGTTTGTGTGGTTCGCAATATAGAGTCATTACTTTTGATTCTACATAATTAATACCTTCTACATCTTCTGGTATAGCAAGAAAACCTAATTTGTTAGGTCTATTTAATTGCATCCCAATCAGATACATACACTCAAAATTCTTACATATTTGAGGTCTATCTTTATAAACTTTACATCCAGAACTAATGTCACAATGCTTACACCACTCAAAACTTTTTTTTTCAAAAGTAGTATCTTTAAAATATGTTTTTGGGATATGAGGCAGTTTGCAACATAAATTACAATCTCCACAATTTAATTTTTTTTCTTTTCCCTGTTTAAATTCAATTAAACCATTCATATCAATCTAATGTAGAATGCCCACGATTTTTCAAACATTCTCTATTTACTTTTTTTGATTTAAGTTCATCAGCTTTTATCAAGCCAATAGTTCCTAGTTCTATGTATTTAGCAAAAGCAAATCGTGAATAATCAACCATAAGATTGACATTTTCTTTTACTAACTCTTCACATAAAATTCTGTCATTTGATAATTCTTCTGCTCTTGAATAATCAAAAGTGCCTGAACGACCTTTTGTATCTACAACGACTGATGGTACACAAGCACTTAAAAAAGTGCAAACCATCCCTATAAAAATCATCCTTTTTAGTATCATTTATATTCTCCCTAATAATTTAAAAGTTCTTTAGCTTCACTCGTATTCTCAACAAAGTCTCTCCTCTTTTTATTGAGATCAAACAACTCCTTTTTCTTCCTTCTGATCTGATCTACAATCCGAAAGTATTGTTTGTTCTTTTTGAGTGCTTTTACATTGTTCAGCATCATCTCTCTCCTTTAAAAAATTTTCTACTGAACTCACAGTAGAGTTTGGGTGGAACTCCACACCAAATTTCTTTTTTACATCTTTCATCAAATCAAATGATGGTGTTTTAAATATAAGTTTAGACATTTGCTCCTCCCATTTTAAATAAAAGTTCATTTACATCTTTAATATTGTTTTCAAGAACAGGATAACTCCAAACATAAATATCACCATTTTCATTTGTATCACTATATTCAAGTAAGTTTTTTTGAACCAAACTTCCAAACACACCTTTTAAAGTTTGAATATCAAATCCAAGAGATTTAATATCAATCCAATCTTCACTACAAATATGTGCTTCAGAACTGTCAGTAGTGTTTATTAACTCTTGTGCTAATTGAGTTTCTTTTTCTGTTAAATTTATCATACTCTTTCCTTGTTTAGTTTTACATTTTTTGGAAGATAATTTGCTACAGGATAATCAGGGTTTTCATAAAGATCAGGTGTAGCGAAATTTAAACATTTTATTTTTTTTTTGGTAAATCCAACTATTTGACCTTTAACCCATGTATCATATTGACTTGTATGTAATTTAGATTTGTTTAAATAAATCCAAACTTTATCTCCAATATTTAATGTTTCTTTTATCATTTTTGTTTTCATAAATAGATATATATATTATATAAGTTGCAAATCAAGCCATAAAATAGTCAATAAATAAGCCATTTTTAGAGATATTTACAAGATAAAATAGAAAAAATTGATAAAAAATATAATTCTGGTAAAAGATTCGGAAAAAGGATATTAGGGAATCATAAATAATTTTTTAGTTATTTTGAAGTTATCCTTTTTTAGTTAGAACAAAGTGTGGTGTTGCTCCCTCAATGCCACACTATGAAAGGATAAAATGTTAGAAAAAAAAGTAAAAAGTCTATTTGGAAACCTTATAGCAGTTCAAGGCAAATATGTTGATCTTTGCTTGGAACTTAATCAAGACTTAAAGCTCGTATATAAAAATGATTATATGCTAGTTGCTCACTCACAATTAGATAAACCAATCAGAACAATAGATGTTCCTGACAAATTTAATGGCAAATTAAATAAATTGTATTATTATCATTGGAAACCAATAGATAAGAACCAAAAATCATTATGGCAAAATACAAATCAAAAGCAGTCAGAGAATATATGAGAAAAGTAGCAGATCTTAATTGTATTTGTTGTGGTGCTGAAGCAGAACTACATCATCCAAGATTTAATGTTGGTTTAAGTCAAAGAGCAAATGACATGGATGTAATTCCATTGTGTCCTCGTCATCACAGATTTGGTAAAGACTCTATTCATCTTGGTAAAAAACTATTTATTCAAAAGTTTGGTACTGAACAAGAATTACTTAAAAAAGTAAAGGAGATGGTATGAAAGCAGGATATTTTTTAGCTTTCAGAAGTGTTTGGAAACATCCTGCATTTAAAAATGTTATAGAGTCTGCTTTATGGTTATACATTGTTTCTAACGCATCACATCAAGAGAAGGAACTTAAATTTTTAGGTAATCCTATTTTTGTAAGAAGGGGAGAACTTATTTTTCCATTAAGAAAAAATGCTTCTATCTGGAAGATGCCTTATTCAAGTATGCGGTTATTCATTCATAGATTGAAAAGAAAAAAGATGATAACTACTAGGATAGCCACTATGCAACCACATAATAACCACAAGTACAAGAGTGTGACCATCATTTCAGTAAGTAATTACGACAAATTTCAACAGTATGATTTGACACCAGATCAGTACAAAACCACTTCACACGCATTACTAAATAATAAACTAAATAACAATACTAACTTATTAGGTCAGGCAAAGGTTGTTAATAGTGAGGATAAAATAGTAGGCACATGGGGAGAGTACAACGAAATAATTAGAAATGGAAAAAAATATTTGGTTCATAAATGGAAGAACGAGGAGAAGGAATATTTGTAGATAAATGTAAGAACTGCGAAGGTAAAGGTTGGTATAGAGTAGATTATAGTCTTGCTGAAGAAGAGATACACGCAGTTTGCGAAGATTGCTATGGTAAAGGTTTTATAGATGGTAAAGAAGAAGTCAAAGTTTAGACACATTTCACTTGGGAAAAAAAAGTATTATTTTTATTCTATCCAATGGTATGATATTTTAGCGGATTCTTCTCACGCATCAAAAACAGAATTTGATAATATGAAACCTGCGTTAATGACTACAATGGCCTATATTTATAAAAAAGATAAAAAATGTATATGGACATTTGCTAGTTATGATGAAGAAACATTTTCAGATAGAAATGTATTCCCACTTGGTTGTATTAAGGAATTAAAAAAAATAGAAGTGTGATACCATTTCCTAAAAAAAAATATAAAATTATTTATGCTGACCCACCATATCTATTTAAAAGCTATTCAAAAAAAGGGGAAGGAAGGAGTGCGTCTAATCATTATGACTGTATGGGATTTAATGATATATGTAATCTGCCTGTTAGCGATATTGCTGATGATGATTGTATTTTATTTCTATGGATTACTGACCCATTTCTGGAAAAAGGTTTTCAACTCATCAAAAGGTGGAAATTCCAATATAAAACAGTAGGATTCACTTGGATTAAGATAAATAAAATATCTGATAACTTTTTTACAGGTATGGGATATTGGACAAGAGCAAATCCTGAAATGTGTTTGATTGCAACAAAAGGTTTTCCTAAAAGATTGTCTAAATCAGTAAAACAATTAGTATTTAGCAGAATACAACATCATAGTAAGAAACCAGATGTAATAAGAGATAAGATCATAGAACTATGTGGAGATTTGCCAAGAATAGAACTATTTGCTAGAAACAAAACTAAAGGATGGGATTCGTGGGGAAATGAAATATGAAAATGGACAAAAGTAAGACAAAGACACAAAATAAACATAATGCAGTAGGGAGACCCAGATTAGTTGTAGATCTTGATATACTTGGAAATTTAGCTTCTATTGGATGTCCAATGTATGAGATAGCAGGAGTATTAGGTATTTCACAAAGAACATTGAAAAGGAATTTTGCCAATTTTATTGAGGAAAACAAAGAGAAGGGCAAAGCTAGTTTAAGAAAAAAGATGTGGGATAAAGCTATTAAAAAGGACAATACTAATATGCAAATATTTTTAAGTAAGAATGTATTAGGTATGTCAGATAAAGTTCAACAAACTAATGTCACAGAACCACTTCCATTGATTATAGAAGCAGATGTAGAATCCGTAGATGGCTAAAAAAAAAGGAAACCTGTACGGAAAAGCTGTTGAATATACTCGTACAGAAAATGGTACATCTATTGGGAGACGACCTAAAACTTCATCTATGAACAAACATAAGCGAAGAATGAGAGGAAGAAAAAAGTATAGAGGACAAGGTAAATGAAAAGATCTAACTTTTATCCAAATGGAGAATTTATTCCTTATCAAATGCCACAAGACTTTAGACCATCTTCAGGTAGAGGTTCATGTGGGAATTGTGGAATGTTCTCTGAAAGAAGAATGTTTTGTGGTGTGTTTAGGACTCAAGGAGTCAAAGATACTTATGTTTGCAACAAATGGAGACCAAGACACTTTAAAAGATAATGGAACTTATTATTATGAATGATGGAGTCTATTCTCTTATGGAGGTCACAAAAGAAATGCTAGATCATATAAAAATTGTTGCAGATGTAGATTGCTTTTCTCTTTGCGATATTATTAGATTAGAGTTCACAGAGTATCTGGATTATCCAATCAACTTACACCAGATGAAAGATGGTTCAGGTTATCTTTTTGGGTGCATTTGTAGATGATAGATGATAATGACAAAGAATGTCATTACATGGAAAAAGAAAATTAAATAAACCTTTTAGAACACCATCAGCTTCAAAGAAATTTGGTGTTTATGTAAGAAATAAAAAAACAGGCAGAATCCAGATAGTCAGATTTGGTTCTAAACAATTATCTATTAAAAAAACAATTCCATCTAGGCAAAGATCATTCATGGCTAGATTTAGACCTATATTACAAAAAGCAAGAAGGTCAGGAAAACAAATAACTTTACAACCTGTTTATTGGGCAGTTCAAAGTTGGAAGAAGGGATTTAGAATATGAAGAAACTTAATATCAGCGAAAACACTTCTATTGGATTACCATTAAGGAACTTAATAGGTTTGATTTCTGCAATCCTGATTGGTGCGTGGTTTGCATTTGGAGTTATTGAAAGATTAAATAAATTAGAAACAGCAGATACTTTATTTCAAGCAGATCTACTTAAAAAAGCAGAACAAGAGCCAAAGAATTTAGAGATGTTTATGCTTATAGAACATTTAGCATCACAAATAGAATCAATAGAAAAAGAGATTGAAGCTAGTAGATATAACAAAGTCAATATAGATCATTTAAAAGAACAAGTTGATATTATAAATAA